TTTGTAAAAATTGCGGAGAAGAAGGAGAGAGATTAGAAGATGAAGCAAAATATGGGGAGAGACTATAGGGGAATTAATCGCAGGAACAAAGCAGGGTTTGAACGAGTAACTAAAGATTTAAAACCAATACTATGAAAGAAATAAAACAAATAGCATACCCTAATACAATTGCATCTAACGAACAGTCATTTTTTACAGTAGGTTCTAATTGCGATAGAATAGAAGAAGTCTTTAAGAGCGGAGAGATGGCGAGCATAACATGGTTCGCTGTTATAAAAAGTGAAAATGTAATTGCGGAAATAAAAGAAAGTGTTTGTGATATTTACTATAAATCAGTTTGAACAGGCAGTTAAAGACTTAAAGAAAATATGAAAGAAATATACCACGAATACGAACCACTAATAACATGCCCCCACTGCGGACGGAAAGAAGAAGATAGTTGGGAAGTAAATGACGATAATGGTGAAATGGAATGTGGAGAGTGTGATAAGAAGTTTTCTTATGAAAGAATTGTCGATGTAACATATACGACAAGGAAGATAGAAGAGACGCAAACAGAATAACCTAACAAACACTCCATTGTCGGTTTAAAGGAGGGGATGTGGTGGACAGTGAGCCACTCCAGTGTTAAGCCAGATACACGTACTGGCAGACCATAGAAATGTGGGCTGGGACGTAATGCAAGTCAAATCCTTGCTCCCCTCCTCTAAGCCGATAATGTAATAAAAGATATGCAAAATTTATTTTTCTACAACCCAGATTTCTTGCTTGATTATCCAAGGTATTGCTTTGAACATCTTCCCGATGAGATTGATAGGCTTAAACAGCAAGGGAGAAGTGGTGTTGAGGCTATTATTGCTGCAAATCAATACCGTTACAGAGTAATATCAGAATCAGATAATGGAATAAAACAACTATGAATGAAGAAACATTGATTGATAGTTAAAAATACTATATAATTAAAGCATATTAACCTTACGCATAGACCCCAGATAGGTAGCATTTACTCGTAAGGTTAGGCTACTTTTCTGGGGTTTGTGAATTAAAAAATGGATAAGAGAAAGTATAGCAGGCATGATATGAATGGGGCACGGTTTCATCAGATATGGGATAATATGAAACAAAGGTGTAGTAATAAGAACAACGATAGATACAGAGTGTATGGTGGCAGAGGTATAAGCGTTTCAGAAAGATGGTTAGACTTCCTGCGGTTTAAAGAAGATATGTATCAAGAATACTTGGAACATTCAGAGGTCCATGGAGAAAAAAATACCACAATAGACCGTATAAATAATAATCTTGGGTACTATAAAGAGAATTGCAGATGGGCAACAAGAAAATTACAAGCAATGAATCAAAGAAACACGATACTTTATAAGGGAGAGTCTGCAAGAGAGGCAAGTATCAGGTTAGGGAGTAATGAAAGCATTGTAAACCAAAGAATAAAATTAGGATGGAGTTTGGAAAAAGCATTTACTACGCCAGTCATGAAACAATTTACACATATCGGTAGATATGTACCAAAAAAATGAATAATAATATAGAGATAGCATCAAGAATATCAAATAATGTAGGTGGAGATAGTGATAGAGAAGTAATTGCACAGGACATCCTCGACGAATTAAATGCCAAAGACCTCGAACATAAGAATGTGCTGGAGGAGATACTAGACTCGCTTGAGAGCATGTATCAGCAGTATTGCCAGGACGGACACCAGTTTATGACTGCAGGAGAAGGTGCAAGTGAACTATTAGAAAGATACGGTCGATTAAAGTTAGACGAAGTAGGAAGGATTAAACCCTAATACAAGATAAGATCCACGATAACTACTCTTTACAAAAATAAGATAATTTTGTAAGATTAAGTATGCGGATACATAAGGCTATAAAATTAAAACTATACCCAAATAAAGAACAGGAAAAGCATTTGATTGAAACGATAAATGCTTGTAGATTTGTATGGAATTATTATCTTGCAAAGAGAAAGGAAGAATATCTTAATGGGAATAAGTCTTTTAACTATTATAAGTGTGCAAAAGATCTAACGATTCTAAAGAAGTCAGATGATTTTAAGTGGATTAGTAATTCTCAAATACACCCATTACAGCAGTCATTAAGAAATCTTGATATTGCATACACTCGATTCTTTAAGAAGAAATCAAAATATCCAATATTTAAGAGCAAAAATGATCCTATAAAATCATTCCAGAAGCCTCGTGATTGGAAGATTATCGGAAATAAAATTCAAATAGAGAAATGGGTTGCTATTAGATTTAGAGGTACACTACCAAGTAGTGAATGCAAATTAGGAGCAATTACTGTGGTTAGCCAAAATGGAAAATGGTACGCATCTATAAAATATACAGAAGATGTCACAGTAAAAAAGAAAGCTGGAAATCCGATCGGTATAGATATGGGGCTTACGCATTTAGCGATAACAAGTGAGGGAGATAAATATGTCAATATTAGAAGTTTCAGAAAGAGCGAAAAGAAATTGGCAGAAGCACAGAGAGTGCTATCAAGAAAAACAAAAGGAAGCAGCCGAAGGAATAAACAAAAGGTCGTCGTGGCAACAATCCACGAAAAGATAAAGAACAGAAGGATAAACCATCTTCATCAGACGAGCCATCGCATTACGAGCGAAAACCAAGCAGTAATCGTATGTGAGGATCTTGCAGTAAAGAATATGCTCAAAAACAGGAAACTGTCTAAGGCAATTTCAGACGCAGGGTGGGGAGAGTTTTTAAGACAATTAGAATACAAGCAAATTTGGAGAGGTGGGGAATTTGTCAAAGTAGATAGATTTTTCCCGTCATCAAAGACCTGTTCTAATTGCAATCACATTGTTGAGAAATTACCGTTAAACATCCGAGAATGGACTTGCCCGAAATGCGAGGCAATCCACGATCGGGACGTAAATGCGGCTAAGATGATTCTCAAACAAGGGCTAAGGAATAGCCGATACGCAGAGGATAGTAAGACCAAGCGCAAGCGAGGCAAATCCGTTGAAGCGCGAAGATAATTTATTATTATTCCGTACAATCTAAACTATGAACATACTATGCTGGTTAGGAATCCACTTATGGGTATTAAGAACAAATGAGAACTTTCTATTCGACAGAAAACAATGCTCCCGATGTAATAAGACTAAAATACTATGAACCAAGACCAAGAAAAATTAGTAAAGGAAGCGATTAGAAAGTTAAGATCAAAGGCAATCCAAAGAAGGAGAGAAGCCGACCAATACGATAAGCAAGCTGATAAGCTCCAAGGAGATACAGACGGGTATTCTGCCCTTGATGACGAGGATTAATAGTTGCAAGCATTTTGATAAAGTTGTATAATATCTTTAAATGGCTTTACGCAGAACACCGATAAAAAAAGTTGGAAAAGTTGGAAAGGCAAACATAGAAGCGCGAAAGATGATCGCGGATAAGTGCGAGGAGATAGGATTAAACAGGTGCGAGCTAAGGTTAGATGGATGTTTAATAAATTGGGCTTTAGCCCCAGCTCATCGTAAAAAGAGAATGTTCTATCATGGGAATGCAGAAGAACTGGCAGATTATAAGCAATGGGTTTGTGCCTGCACACCATGCCATATGAAGATTGAGAATGACGAACAACTTACAGAGCAAATATTCTTAAAACTAAGAGGAACAGAATGATAATCTTAAAAGGTACTCCGCTAAGCACATCGCATATATATAAATATAGATCGTTTGGGAAGTTTATATCCGGCTACATGAGCCAAGCAGGAAAGAACGCAAAACTCGCTTATCAGATAGAGTTCAAACAACAGTTTAAGGGAAAACCAATAGAAGGAGATCTTGCCCTCGAAGTACATTATTATTTTGGAGACAAACGGAAAAGGGATATAGACAATTTTACAAAGTTGTGGTTAGACGCTGGAACTGGTATACTATGGATAGATGATGTACAGATAACTGACCTACATCTTGTAAAACATTACGATAAAGAAAATCCACATATAGAGATAGAAATTAAAGAACTAACCAAACATATCACCTAAACCATAAAAGTCGATCATAGAGGCATGTAGAACTGATAAATATGCTTTCAGAGAAGTATTTAATAGCAATAATAATTATATTACAGATATTTGTAATTTTCTGTTTATACATGGCAATTAAAAACAAAGAATTTGATGAGTAACATAGCCTACCCACCAGACAACATATTCAAGTTTCGTCAAAATAGACAAAATCCTTCAGAGATCAAAAAACAGGAAGGCAATGTTGGTTTCATAACGAAAGCAATGATTTATGATGAAAAAGGAGAATATAAATATGGAAAGGGTATTTTTATGGAATATGAAGATGTTCCCTTTCCGTCAAAAGGACATGTCATACCAGAAGCAGTATATGCAACAGGACAGGTAAAAAGACTATTGATAAGTTCGATAAAGTTTATTGCAGGGAGGGAGATGATTTTCCCTCTTATAGGATTTATATTTACAAATAAGGCTAAAGTCATAGATAGATTTATAACCACATTCATAGATATTGTGGATATAAATATCTTAAAGCCTTATTATTTAAAGAGTGATTATTATTCTGCAGCAGCAAAAGAATTAAGAACATTCTTAAGGGAAAGTATTAAATCATTCGGTGTAGATCATAATAAATCAGATCTATTCGGAGAAATAATATGTATGTTATTTCAATATGACAATGCCTATTATTATCGGTTAATAGATATAATGAGTGAAACTTCACAAGAGGAAATGTTAAATGATTTTCCGAAAGAGATTGACAAACTTGCAAAGATATTGATAGAGCGCGATCCTAATATTCATCAATTAAAGAAATACGACGCAATCCATAAACTTGTAAGGGTGCTCTATATCATCCCGTCATTCAGGAAAGCAATTAAGGCAGGAATAAAAGCAGTAAATTTTAAAGGATGGCAAATGGATGAGGCAGATATATATCATACGAATCTATACGATGGATATAATATGCGAGGGCTTACATTCAATGAACGATTTAAAGAATATTGTGATTTCCATGGCGGTAAAGAAAATACACCTCCTAGAATCCACTGGTGGTATGAAGGCGGAGAGATAAAGACAGAAATAATTAAATTTACAGCATGACTCGACACGAAATATTTATCCAATGGCTCAAGATAGTTCTCGCAATAACCTACGGAACAGTAATAGCCGGGCTTCTTTATAGAATTGCTTATTGACGATAAAATAAAATAAGTTTATAATGAAGTATCTTACAAAACCAATCTTTAAGACCAATGGCAAAAAGCCAAAAGTAATAAGATGTGTTTGTAACTACTGTCAAATAATTTACTGGGAATCCCAATCATTAAGGAAACGAGGATATAACAAGTATTGCTCAACTGAACATTTTTGCCTTGATAAGGGAATCAACACCGAAACATACAGGAAAAAAAAGAAACCAACCAGTTATAAAGAGTATTTGGAAAAAGAATACAAAAGAAGCCCAACAGATGAAACAAGACAAGTAATAAGATTCTACAGAAAGAACCCGGATTATCTAAAAAACTATAAAGGGATATGAAACAGAAAACCAAAAAGACAAAGTTTAAGAAATGCCCAAAATGCAAAGGCATACATAATGACGAGAAGTTCCACGATCGAGTATGCCCTGACGGGAAAGGATATACACCAACTAATTGGTAATTATGGCTAATAAGGGAGAAAAAATTGTAGATGAATTGACTCCACGCCAAATGGAGTTTATTCGTTTATACAATGACCCTAAAAGCAAAACATTCTCCAATGCTTATCGAAGTGCAATAGAGGCGGGATATACAGAAGAATACGCAACTTCTATAACTGGCAAAGGAAACGAATGGATGGCAGAAAATGTAAGCAGGCGCAAAAGGATGCTTGAAAAGGCAGAAAATAGGCTTGAGAAGTTGTTGGGTAGCAAAGATGAACGAGTAGCCGGAGATATAGCAAAGTTCGTTGCAAAGACTGTTGGGAAGGATAATTATTCCGATAGAACAGAGCACACAGGCAAAGACGGTAAAGACTTAATGCCTACTCCTATATTGGGAGGTATTTCACAAGATGTATCAGCAAACAACAGCACTTCGCAAAATACTACAATTAAAAAAGCGTCTTAGAATTATTCAAGGAGGTAGTAGTGCAGGAAAGACAATCGCTTTACTTCTTATTCTTATAGATAGAGCGCAAAGCGAAAAGGGCAAGACGATCTCTGTAGTATCTGCAACAATCCCCCATCTAAAGCGTGGAGCAATCAAAGACTTCCTTTCGATAATGGAGGAGCATGGCTATTATAAAGATGAAAACTGGAATAGAACCGACTATATATATAAATTTGAAACAGGTTCAACGATAGAGTTCTTTTCAGCAGATAGTTCTGATAAGGTTCGCGGCCCTCGTAGAGATATACTCTTTATAAACGAATGTAATAATATCTCTTTTGAAACATACACCCAGTTGGCGATCCGCACAGCAGAAGACATTTATCTTGACTACAACCCTGTATCACAGTTCTGGGTGCATGATGAGATTATCCCTAAGTTAGACCATGAGTTTTTAATTCTTACATACAAAGATAATGAGGCTTTAAGTCCAAAGATAGTCGAGGAATTAGAAAGCAGAAAGAATAGAAAAGGTTGGTGGGCAGTTTATGGAGAAGGGCAACTGGGGGAGATAGAAGGAAAAATTTATAAGGGCTGGCAAATAATAGACAAGATACCACATGAGGCACGTCTTGAACGATATGGGATAGACTTCGGCTATTCGGTAGACCCAACAGTCATACAAGCGATTTACACTTACAATGGAGGATTTATAATAGATGAGGTAGCCTATCAAAAAGAATTAAGTAATAAGGCTATCGCTGACATTCTCAACAATCTTGATAAAGCACTTACAATAGCAGACAGCGCAGAGCCTAAGAGTATTGATGAAATAAAAACCTACGGAGTAAACATCATAGGAGCAATGAAAGGCCCGGGGAGCGTTGCACAGGGCATACAATGGGTGCAAGACCAGAAGATAAGCATTACGAGGCGTTCTGATAAGACTATTAAGGCCTATAATAACTATCTATGGCGAGTAAACAAGGATGGCAAAGTCATTAATGAAGTAGACGACACAATACACGAATGGAGCAATCCGATGGATGCTATCCGCTATGGGTTATCATCATTTAAATCGACTCACACAGAAAAGGAAAAAATCCTTGAGCAAATGCAACGCAATCAATCGCGACAAAATCTAAACTCTACACGATGAGAAAAAATAATCTGTGCTATAATAAAACAAAGGTATAACAACTGGTGGTGATACCGATGCAAGACACGATCTATGATCTAATCCGCAAAGCGGAAAAAAACTATACAAACGGAACATTGAAGATGGGGAAGTATGTTGATTTTGATATGCTCGAAACAATCGAGACAATCAACGCATACTCACATTCCAAGCATACATCTGGGCCAACCGATGCCCTCGGAAGGGAGAAGCCTTTCTTTAATATCGTTACCGCGGCAATAAATGTATGGTACAAGGCTACTGACATTGACCGTAAGAACATACGATTTAAAGCAACCAAAGCAGGGAACTATATCAAGGCGTTCATAGCGTCTATTTTGCTTAGACACTGGATGAGGCAAGAGAACTTCGGTAAGTTCCTCAATGACTGGGGTAGAGTATTGGCAAAGTATGGCTCGGCTGTTAGCAAATTCGTGGAAAAAGATGGCCAACTAATACCAACGGTAGTTGCATGGGATAGACTTATCTGTGACCCCCTCAACTTCAGGGATAATATAAAGATAGAAAAACTATATTACACCCCGGCCAAGTTACGCAGGATGCCCTATGATCAAGAATTGATAAAGGAGGCAATAAAAAGCGCAACGGAATCACGAGAAGACATAAGAGGAGAAAAAAAGGATTTACGAGATGATTATATCGGAGTTTATGAGTTGCATGGAGAACTCCCATTGTCATATTTGACAGGAAAAGAAAGCGACGATGAAACATATCGCCAGCAGATGCATGTTATCTTCATAAACGGCGATGATAGCGAACTTACCCTTTACAGCGGGAAGGAAGAGAAAGACCCATATCTTCTTACGCATCTTATCGAGGAAGAAGACCGTACGCTTAGTATTGGCGCGGTAGAGCATCTATTCGATTCGCAATGGATGGTCAATCATTCTGCTAAACAGATTAAAGACCAACTAGATCTTGCCTCTAAAATGGTATTGCAGACGGCAGATGATAACTTCCTCGGCAAGAATGTCCTCAATAATCTTGAAACGGGAGACATTCTCTTCCATGCCGAAAATAAGCCGCTCACGCAGGTAAACAACCAATCCCACGATACTCCTGCAATATCGAATTATCTTGAGATGTGGAAAAGGTTAGCAAGAGAGATTGCATCGACCCCAGAGGCAGTTACGGGCGAAACAATGCCATCAGGGACACCGTACAGTCAGACAGCACTCCTTAACCAGGAAATCCACAACCTATTCGGGCTAATGACAGAAAATAAGGGACTTGCAATAGAAGAAATGATGCGCGAATTCGTTATCCCATTTTGGAAGCGAAGGAAACTGAACAACAGCGATGAAGTGGCTGTATTGCTTGAAGGAGAAGAATTGGAAAATCTTGACGAACTTGATCTGCCCATAAAACTTGAACAAGAATTGAAAAACAGAATACTCGGTGGACAGGAACTCGGTACGATAGAAGAAATGACTGCGGGTATTAAAGAACAGCAAAAGAAGTTCGGTAATACGCGTTTTCTCAAGGTAAAGAAAACATGGAAGCAATACCTCGCAGATCTTGAAGACAGCGTAGAAGTGGAGGTAACGGGTGAAAACAGCGATAAGCAAGCAACACTCACGACATTAAACACATTGTTGCAGACAGTTGCTGGCAATCCGCAGATACTCGTAGACCCAAATGGAAAGATGCTATTTAACGCCATACTTGCCGAAAGCGGTGTGGTTTCCCCCGTACAATTAAAAGGCGTAGCCCAACAAGCCCCCCCGGTGGCACAGGCTCAACAGGTCGGTACGCCTCAACAAGTAAATCAAATAAATCAACCAATACCACAATGAAGAAAGACAAGAAGATGCCTTCTGAAAAAATGATGAGTGATAAAGAAATGGCAAAGAAGATGAAAGAGAACATGAAGCCATCGAAAGCAAAAAAGGCAAAGAAATCTTATTAAAATGCCCCTAAAAAAAGGAAAATCAAAAAAGGTTATCAGTGAAAATACCCGCAAGGAAATGCATGCTGGTAAACCACAAAAACAAGCGATAGCAATAGCCATGTCGGTGGCTAAAAAAACTAAAAAGAAAAAATAACATGGCAGAAGCACAAGGTAGGCAGATGATGTATACCGAAGATGAGTTGACGCTTATCAAGGCGACATTCAAAAACAATGAGAAACTATTAAAGTTAATGCGTAAGGTATTTCTCCCAGAATACGACCCAAACGCACCACTAGGACAGGTAATCGATCTATGGCTCTCCCTTCCTGTTAAGGAAATGTCCCCAGAGGCGGCGCAGATAAACATTCTCGCACGCAACTCGCTTATAATGCACATCGAAAACCAGTTGCAGGTGATAAACGTTTTAGCAACGGCAGAAGTTGAAACAGTAGAGGAGGCACGAGAGCGTGTCGCGAAGAACAGCTCAAAATAATTTGAGAAAAAATAATAAGGTGGTATAATAAAATTAATCGAGTATCATTTCTCTAAATAAATGATTTTGCGGATATATCCGCTCCAAAATATGGCAGAAGAAATTGTGGACATCGACACTACAACCGATGAAGAGGAGGTAGACATCTTCGAAGACACCGATGATGTAGATGCGCTCAAAGAGCAACTTGCAAAGAAAGACGAAACGAACAAGCAACTCTATGTGCGCATGAAGAAGGCAGAAGGATTTGAGATCATTGACGGAAAGTGGGTAAAGCCACAGCAAGTAATAAAGCCAACGGTCAATCCAGAAGCAAATGAAGACATGCTTTCACAGAAAGACATGATGGCGTTTATCAGGGCCGGAATAGACGATGACGACATATCGGTAGTAACTGATTATGCAAAACTGAAGGGTATCACCGTTTCCGAGGCTCTTAACTCAACGGTCATCAAAGGAATCCTTGCAGAGAAAGAAGAAGAGCGCAGAACAGCACAGGCAACCTCCACGGGGAATACTCGTAAGGGTTCGTCAAAGCCAAGTCCAACTCAATTACTGGAAAAAGCCAAGAAAGGCGAAATGCCAGAAAGCGATGAGGATATGGCCGCACTTGTGAAAGCGCAGTTTGAAAATAAGTAAATCGGTGGTGTGGGCAACGAAATTAACGCCCATAAAAAAACACCTAAATGGCAGCACAGTCAATCGCCACTCGAGCGAATCGAGAAAAGTATTTAATGTCGAAGTTTGACTATCTATTGCGCAACGCAGTAGTAGCAGAGAAGATCTGTTCGGTAGATCGATCTGATCTGAAACTTCTTCAGAACCCGTACGGATCAACCGCAACCGCAACCGTACAGGCAATCGCAGGAACATACACGGTAAAGAATTTTCAGGTAACTGATGATACCTTGACCGTAAGTGAGGAAATCATCACTTCGGAGCACATCTTTGCACATGAAGACATCTTCGCTCAGTTCGATCTCTTTAGTTCTCGAACTGATAGCATGATGTATGCACTCACGAAGTCTATCGACCAGTACGTTCTTAACGTATTGTGTGAAGACGGAACCGGAGCATACACAACTCCAGTAGGAGGTTTCACGACCGCAGCAAACATCACCGCTATTCTTGGGGGATTGTGGGCAAAGGTAGCAGGATATGCAGATACCTATAAGGGACTGTATCTTGTTATCGAGGCTCCTGATGTTGCTGGTTTTGTAACAGCACAGATGGCGAGCGGGTTCAACTTCTCGGACTCTGCGCTCAAGAACGGATTCATGACGCAACAGGCTGGTATCGACATCTATGTTGTTGCAGCCGACACCTTCACAGACGACACCATTGGTACTCGTTCCGACTTCACCAACAGCGGACATCGTTTGTTCGGAGTAAAGAACACCGCAACCTATGCAACTCCTCGTGGCATTGTATATGACGAAAAGAAGGTAACTGGAAAGACTGGTACCGAGCTCGTCGTATCTGCTCTCTGTGGCGCAAAGGTCTGGGCATCAAAGGCTGCCCTGACAATTGATGTGACTTTAGCCTGAACGTAACCACCTTTTGGGTGGTACAGGACTATTCGCTAACTCCGTTTTCTCCACCGGTTAGCGGACTAACGGATATTCCTGTACTGCCCAAAAGGGATTCAATCATATGGTAAAACAAAAGAAAGGGGTTGTAGAAGTCCCAAAAGAGGCACTACAAGCCCCTGTAGTAGAAGTAAATGAGGAAAGTGAAGTAGTAGCCGAAGTTGAGGAAAATAAGGTTGAAGAGTCAACTGATATTTCCGAAGCAAAGAAAGCATTTATGGCTAAAGTCGAAGCCTATAAAATTAGTAACCCTATCAAGTACGAGCGGAAAAAGGAATCCTTTGAAGCTACCTTGAAGGGAATGGAATAAATGGCAGTAGCAAATGGAATTAATCCGACATTCGATAAGGTCAACATCGGAAACTCTGGCACTAATACCGCAGTAACGCAGGCAACATCGACCGCAACAGCGGTCAGGATTAATGCTGCGACTGGTGTTATCACCATGTTTGGTCCGACCGCTACCCCAGCAGGTGGAGAGAGTACATTCGATCTCTTGAGCAGCCAGATCACGGCAAAATCGGTTATTCCGATTAACGTTGCATCAGGAAGTGTAGGGGGGACTACGCAGGTATTCACTAAGAGTGCCGCTGCAGGTTCCGCTACGATCGTTCTTACAAACCTGCACGCTTCGGTAGCAGAAACGGGAACGCTTGTGTTGAACTTCGCAGTAATCAATTAACGTTTCTACTCTGTCCCTTATGGGGATAGGGATAGGCATATTAAAATAAATATAAAACTAATTTATGGCAGTACAATACTCACGTTCAGGTTTACCAATTAATCTTCAGTCGGAAAAAGCAGTCGCAGCGACAGCAAGTACTACTCTGGTATTCAATCCAGCAGTACAATTATATTCAGGTTCAGGCGGAACATTTACCGTCGTTCCAGTTGGGCAAACTTCATCGGCAACATTCGTAAGCGTACCAGCAGGTGTGGTGCTTCCCGTTCTTATCACGACACTCGAAGAAACATCGGCAACAAATGTAATCGGACTTTCGTAAAATGCAATACTCGGATACCACAAATAAATCTGGGATTTTACAAGACTGCGAGTTCTGGTGCAATCTTTCCGACGCAACAATAACTGCATCAACTGCAACATTTACAAAGCAGGTCTTTACTTCGCTTCTTAATAGACGCTATGAGCGTGCTTTAGGCATGATCGGCGCAACTTCCCGTAATGTTGTAGCAGACGATACGAATTACGACCATCAGTTCTTTTCTTATTTCGATATTGTTTCAGGACAGAATGATTATCAGTTCTTAACTGACGCAGATGGCAATTCAATAACAGACATTACGGGTGTGCTTATTCTTAGGTCATCGAGCGACACGGAATATGTATCACTTGATAAACTTTCCGTTGGAGATAGCCGAGTAAACTATGGAAACGCAAGTGGCGATCTCGGTACCAACTCGAATAATGACACAAACCTCATTATTTCCCCAAATCCATCCAATACAGGAGTACCTACGGGATATATAGAGCAGAATAATACCATTTTCTTTGACAAAAAACCGAATTATTCAAAGACAAACGGAGGGAAACTGTTCTTTAAGCGTGTGCCTTCATATTTCACAATAAGCGACACCACAAAAGCCCCCGGATTTAACCCAGATCACCATAGGATTCTCTCTCTCGGGGCTTCATATGACTGGATATTGGTAAATAAACCAGATCAAGGGACTCTCATTACTAGAATCGAAGCAGAATTACGACGAGCAGAGCAAGAATTTAAGGATTGGATAAGAATGAAAAACCCAGAAAAAGGACGAATGACAGTAAGACAAGACAGTTGCAGATAATATGGCTACCCTGACCAACATAAATAAGAGCAGTGCTACTTTAACCAATATAAATAAAAGTGGGGCTACCCTGACCAACATAAATAAGAGCAGTCAAACAGGTTATATAACTACCGATGACCTTTCTTTCATTCTTGTTGGGGGTAATGAAGACGAAGTGCTTATTTGGAACATCGCGAATGCCTTAACAAACATAACCAAGAACTGATATGTCTAATAAACTACTCTCACAACTCTTAAAAGGAACATATAGCGGAGCAACAGCCTATACGATCGGAGATATTGTTACCTATTTAGGGTCTTCTTACGCTTGTAAGGCCAACACAACCAATAATCTACCTACTGATACAACTTATTGGGCTTTATTGGCTTCAAAAGGCGATACAGGGGCTACTGGGTCAACGGGTGCGACAGGAAATACAGGACCACAAGGCCCAGCAGGAGAGGTTGCTTCAACTGGCTCATTTACAACTGGCAATTTCGCTATATTCTCAGACACAACTGGTGATTTAATCCAAGACGCTTCCGTCTCTTCGACAACCTTTGCACTCGCAGCTAAGGGTGTAACCAACGGGGATTCACATAATCACGTTGGCGGAGATGGTGCACAAATAGACCATGCACTTACTTCGAGCCTAACCTATGTACTCGCAGGACACACAGGGACAGCATCAGAGTTTAACGCAACAATCACTGATGTGGATTTTGCTACTATTGCCTCCCCAACCTTCACGGGGACAGTGACAACTCCTGCGATAAAAATAACTACAGGAGCAGGGGCAAGTAAGGTGTTAACTTCCGACGCAGATGGAGACGCTACATGGGAAACGCCCGCATCATCAGGGGCAGTTAAAAGCATGTCAGCTAAAGTGGACACGGGTGCATATTCTTCAAGTGCTGCATCACTGACTGAAATTACAACAAATTGGAGACATTCGTTCACACCTATCTCCACGACGAGTACACTTGTTTTTGTTGCAAACTTTTCCCTAAATACAACCAACAGTGTAATTCATCAGTATGATTTCTATGACGTGACGAACACCACAGCGGTTGGTAGTGGTATTGCCGCTGGTTCTCGTAGAGCATCTAACACAGTATTTCGTGGTCCTGGCGCAGACGCAAATGACGGAGAAAACCTGACCATGATGGCAGTTATAGCAAACACAAGTACTACGACAAGGGTGTACACAATCAGAACTTCAAATGAAACCACTGATTCGACTACTGTCACGTATTTCAACCAATCAAATGGAGATTCCTCGGCATTCGGCTGGAATACTCCGTTCACATGGACGATAACAGAGATATGACCTACTCACCTAACTCTCTACAAGATAAATTGGATCAACATATTAAAGACAACCAAAAAGATATGGGGGAACTTAAGGACGACATTAGAGAACTTAAGAGGTTGTTAATTGGCAATGAAGTAACAGGAGAGAAAGGCTTGATAATAAAGATAGACACGCTCTTCACGCTCTTCACGGAAGGCAATGCTATCCGTAGGGCTGTGATATGGGTCTTTAGTGGAATAGTAGCAACCTCAGCGTTCGTATACACGATTATAAAGATATTTAAAGAAATCAAATGAGTGTAATTATTCGACAATTTGATGGGGGTATTGCCAATGATGAGCGTGAAGAAGTTTCAAACTCTTGCACGCTCATTAAGCATTTTGATACCCTTAAACCGAATAGACTTGTCCCCTATAGGGATATGGAAAACGAAGCAGGGAGTATTGCACAATACAAGATTAAATCAGTAGAACTTTGTACTCCTACTTCGGGGACTCAAACACTATTTGCTCTTGGTTCGGTGGCAAGCCAAACCTATCCGGCTTTCTTGGAAAAAGATACCCCGATCACGGGGACTTTTGCTCTGGCTTCTAGCGGAACTGATACAGGAGGAGCAGTTATTGGGAACTCTCTCATCGCTTACAAAGCAGACCTCTATGCAATGAAGACATCAGGGACACACACAGTAGTTATCAACTATGACCCTGCAACCAATGTACTGGCAACTACAGGTACTATCACAGCCCAATCATCGGCTTCAATCTACCCACAGCCTTTTAGACACCCACAAGACGATATACTTTACTTCGGGGCTGGGAATATTATTTCAAAACTAGACAACACAACATTCACAGCAGAAGCTCTTGTGCTTCCGAGTGATTTAATCATAACTTCCCTTACAGATTACGGGGTATATTTGGCTATTGCTTGCGCTCCAAAAGACGCAGGAAAGTCTTATGTATTCCTATGGGGCAGAGATACTTCGCTAACAACCGTACAAGAAACCATTGATTTCGGGGAAGGGAACTTGATGGTTATAGACAACGTAGGGGGAACTTTGGTTGGTGTTTCTGGGTCATCTTTGAGTGCTTCATCATTCGATATTCTTCCACGCTTAGTAGCACGAGCCTACACTGGCGGACTTGCACGAGTATTTAAGGAAATCAAATCAGAAAGCACCGTACAGACCCTCTCAAACATCAAAGCAAAAAGTAAGGATTCTCTTTACTTCACAGCCTCTACCCGTATTCAAGGAGAAACGGTAAATCAAATATGGGTATGTAAAAAGAACGCTGGCGGACAGTTAATCATTCAACCCGATAGACTAGCAAACAACAACACCGCAGTAACCACGGTAGACGGACTTTCGGTTATTGGGGATTATATGTGGGTTGCCTATGATAACGGATCGTTGAAAAGAACAAACGATTCAGCTTCATACACAGCAACAGCGGTATACGACACCCTCTTGAACCCTTCAATGCCTATCGAGGATAGAAGTAAGTTGAAACAATTGAAGAATGTATCAGTATCATTTGCCCCGTTGGCTTCAAGTTCAACTCTCAATGTTCAATACAGATTTGACAACGGTTCATACGAAGACCTATTAAACGCAACAACAGCAGGAACACTCAATAAGGAAGTTGTCAAGACATTAGACGGAGATACCTTTGGGACTGGTAGAGAATTACAGTTCCGAGTGAACTCGACAGCCGCAGAAGTTACTGAGATAAAGTACGATTACACCGTAAATAAGACACTCACAAACTAATGACACCAGAACAGCAAAGAATTGAAGACCTTGAATTTAAGGTGGCCCAGTTATCTGATGCTTATTATAAATATAACTTTCAAGGTTCACAGGCCATAACAAAAGACACCACAGTTCAATCGGGGTTTCTTCAATCTGGGAACTTCAAAAGTGGAGTAACGGGTTGGCAGATCAAAAGTAATGGAAACGCAGAGTTTCAGAACGTCAACATTGGTACGAAGATTATAACCATTGACAATACCCAGGACATTCAAACCAACCTTGACCTTATAACAACTTCGGGAGGTGGAGTTCTTAACTTAAAGGCAGGAACATACACGGTCAATTCTGCCATCCTACCGCCATCAAACACAGCAATTCAAGGACTGAACAAGGGTACTGTTATCATCGACTTCAATAACACTTCGGCAAACATATCCTATGCAGGGACAAATGTGTACACCACAGGAACTATCACCGCAATAACTTCGGGTGTAAACGTAACAGGTTCGGGTACTTCATGGTTGGCTAACGTAACCGCAGGACAACATCTTTTTATAAACACACGTTGGTATCAGATCGCGTCGGTTACTTCTGATACAACCCTAATCCTCGCGGAGTCATATGGAGATGACGAAACACTCCCAATAACCTATCGAATAGCAACACCAGCACAGAATATCAAGGTTGCCGACATCACATTAAAGAACTCCACAGGAACAGCACTTTCCCTTACGGATTGCCGAGATTATGAACTCGAAGACCTCCTTTTTCTAGACAACAATAAGGGTCTTTCTGAAACAAATTGTGCATACTCCACAAAGACACGCCTTACTTCGGTTTCAAACACTTCACACGGGTACGAGATAGCAAACGGATCACTGCTTAATTCAGAGTATTGTGCGGCCGCCGGAAACGGTGGAGATGGCTTTCATATGGAAAACATCGAAGCAACACCATTTGCAAGGTGTTCTTCAAACTCAAATACAGGAGATGGCTTTAACTGCACGACATTAGAAAGTTGTGCATTTGGCGTTGAGGCAAACGGAAACGGAAGTAATGGAATAGAGTTTGTGTCTGGGTGTGATGAGAACTTCATAAATAACTCTATTGTAAATGGAAACACCGGCGATGGAATCAAACTAACAGGAACATCAGACGCTAACACGCTTGGCCCCGCTCTTAATCTTGTAGGAAATGGAGGATATGGAATAAACATTGGAGCAACCTGTACGAATAATATGGTTATCTCTCCGTATTTCGAAAGCAATTCATCTGGTACGTATGTGGATAGTGGAAGTGGAACTGTGATTATACAAAGCACGTCAACACTCGATACAACAGCATTAACTGCATCTGATAATTTAAAAACAAGTGCAGATGGAGTAGATGCACCAAACTCATCGTCATATGAAGTAGTAAAACAAATAATGGTTAGGTATCCAGGAATAATCCGTGTGAAGTTCGACATAAAAGCACATTCAGGATTCACCATGTTTGGAATAATATATAAAAATGGCATTGCCATTGGAACAGAGCGGAGCACAACTGGAACATCATATACGACATTTTCAGAGGACATACGAGTAACAATAGGTGATTATATAGAATTATATACAAAGTATAGTGCATCCGGGCCAGATCACGCATCAAGAAACTTTAGAATTTATTACGATACAAATGGAACAACGGTAGATATAGTTGTTCTTGACTAAAACACACCTAAAATAATGCTAAAATAAACATATGGCAAACGAAGTACCCTACAAATTATATGCAAAGGATTCTGGGTTTGGATTCCAAACACTAATGATAGCCCCAGGAACAAATACACCTTACGGAGCAAGAGAGGTTGATTTAAATACCTTCAAACAAATTTCAGAAGCAAGCCCACAGGCAAAATTCCAGTATCAAGAGTTTCTAAGAGACCCAACTCATAGTGGAGTTCTTGCTGCCGCAGAAAAAGGACAGACTGTTGGATCAGGATATTCAATGGGAGTAGACCCTCTCTCTGGACAATCTGGATGGGGAAAATGGGATGAGTTCAACGCACAGCAAGCCGCTAATGATGCCGCTGTTACTGCAGGAACAATGCGTAAAGAAGGTGTTCATTATGTAAGCACTGGATATACTCCCCCAACCCCTGAAAAGATTTCCGCAGACCTTTCTTCACAACTCAAAGGAACCTCTTATCAAGTACAGCCAGGAGATACACTATCCCAAATCGCAAAGAAAATGGGTGTTTCTGTTTCTGATATTTCAG